TATCGTGAGCGCTGAAATGACTGCCCATCTTCTTGAAGCATTGATGATCCTTTGCTTCGGACTTTCATGGCCTATTTCCATCCGCAAGTCCTATATCTCCAGGACTGCAAAGGGCAAGAGTCTGTTCTTTGAGGTGTTTATCTGGATCGGCTATATCTTCGGCATTGCCTGCAAGTTTATCCAGTACTTTGACAATCCTGCACGCAGCTGGGTATTTTTCCTTGCCTGGGCGTTCTACTTTATCAATATCACCGAGATTACGGTGGATATGCTGCTCTACTTCAGAAATGTGAAGCTGGACAGGGAACGTGAGGGCTGATAGAACAAATGAGCCATCGGGGCGGAAAATTTTCCGTTGCCTAAACAATTGTTTATACGGCCTGAATGGTAATTTCAACGTCGATGTGCTATTATAGCCTTGAAAACAATTTTCTCACTGGGAGGAATATACTATGAAGATCACCATTTGCGTGGGCAGCACCTGCCACCTGCTGGGCTCCAAGACCGTTGTTGAGCGCTTTAAGGAGCTGGTTGAGGAATACAAGCTCGGCGATAAGGTCGATCTGGCCGGAAAATTCTGCATGGGCAAGTGCGGCGAAGGCGTCTGCGTTACCATTGATGACGTCAAGCATACCATCCAGCCTGCTGAGGCTGAGGAGCCGCAGGAGGCTGGTTATAGCCTCTGTTGTTCCCGTAGCCGTTCTGGTTGCCGCCGTAGCCGCCACGGTTCTGGCCCTGATACTGGTTCCCGTTGTTGCCGTAGCCGGTGCCGGCACGACGGTAGCTGTTCTCCTCGCTCGGGTTCTGGTCGGGATCGTCGCCGGTGCTGATCTTGTAGGCCTTCATCATGGCATACTTGTCAGCGTAGGTCATGGCCTTACCGGAGCCCTTGTCGCCGGGATCGATGCCCTCAGAAAACACGATGGTGGAGAAGGTTTCCTCGGGTTTGTCGATGTTCACGAAGGTATACACGGTCTTGATCCGGGTGAAGAAGGTAGTCGTCTTCGTGGTGTTGCCGTTGTAGGTCTTCTCACCCTCCAGAATTTCGTCATCGATGATCTCGCGGATGCTGGGGTAAGAGTACACCCGGTACTTTTCCTCCAGAGGCTTGACGGCATCGATGATATCGCGCTCGGACACGGCCTTGTAGGAGCCGCCGCCCGCCTTGACGCTCAGGTTCTTTGCAACGGTACCCAGCTCGGCGGTGATGGCCGCCACACGCTGGAAGATGTTCATGGACTTGATATCGATTGCTTCGGTCTTAGTTGCTTCAGTCATGGTTGTATCCCCCTTATTTGATAGACAGGTTGTTCTTCTCGATCAGCTGGGCACCGGGTACAGGCTTTCCTGCCTTGATGGCGTTGGTGATCTCCGTCCGGTTGACCGTCGGCGGGCTGTATTTCAGGAACTCGTAGTGCTGGCTTTCCTCCATTTGGCGGATGAACTCAGCTTCGTCCGTGATCTCCACGGACTTGGACTTTCGGAAGGAGCAGGCCACGCGGGCGGTGCTGAACTTGGTACCGGACAGCAGCTCGGTCAGGTATTCTTTCAGGCTTGCAGCCTTCTTCTCCAGGGCCTTCCGGCGCTCAGCAAGGTTGATTTCCTCGGCACGGATGGCAGCGGCCTCAGCGGTCAGATTCTTGTGCCAGAGGGCCATACCCTCGATCTTCTCCTCCTTGGCCATTTGCAGTTCAGAAAAGGCATCGTAGTCCAGGATCTCGCCTGTCTCCGGATCCACCAGAGCCAGGATCGACTGGTCAATCTCGTATAAATTCATTTATGTTCATCCTTTCGGCTTTCGATGAATGCGAGGATCCCGTCCGTGCATTCACAGCAAACATCCTCGTAATTGGTATAAGAACCGTCTTCGCTCCTGGCCTTGATAATCAATGTGGTGCGGCTACGGGCTTCCTCCTGTATGGTTTTTACGAACTCCCCGAAGGGCGCTCTGCAAATCACTTTACCGCAGACATCGCAGGTGCATTTCATCATTAGCTGTTCTCCTCCTTCTGGTAAATCACGCAGTCAACACCGTTCATGGTTCGCTCGATGATCTCCAGAACTTCGTCCCAGTCGCCGCCGGCAATGCCGCAGGAGAGCCGGTACGGAAGGGCCACACTCCAGTTCATGATCCGGGCGGTGTTGCCGAGCATTTCCAGCGCCTGCTCCAGCTTCTTGGGATTGTAGGCCGGGCCGGGTTCGTACTGGCCGAACAGGTTGCAGATGACATGGCGGTCACGGTCCTTCTGTTCGCCGGTGAGCTGGGCCATTCCCAGGAGCGATTTGGGCGGGCACCGTTTAATGAGCTGCTGATAGTCGCGCTCAGCGGTAGGCCACTTTCGGAAGATGGCACCGGCCAGACCGGCGGCAGCTCCGAAGCAGTTGACCTGATGGGCAATGACTTTCTCCTTTGCGGTCAGGAGATTGCCTTTCTTATGGGTAATCATTGATATTTCCTCCTTACTTCTTCAACGTATTGCAGATGGTACGGGCACAGTTGATACAGAACTTATGCTCATACGGACCGATGGCGGTCGTCAGCAGCTTATCAGGTGCGTGGATCTCTCCGCAGATGCAGCAGCGGTCACCGCTGGCATAGATGCGGATCGAATTATCTTCGCAGACTTCCACGGTAACGGTATCGCCAAAATTGATACCGGCAAGCTCCCGGATGTAGCCGGGAATGCTGACGCGGCCCTGCGGGTCAACGATTCGGTCGGTTTTGGTTCCAACTTTCTTTCCCACTTTCTTTCCTCCTTCTGTATTTGGGATGTGGTTTTGCTGTTTTGTTTGCTGTGGTTTTGCTGTGTTCTTGATGTTATTATACCAGAAACAAGGAAGAAAGCAACACGGCATAATGCACAAATTATCTCGTTTATGTTTGTCTGAATCTTAATTCTTATGGGATAATAGGGAATAGTAAGTATTGATGGAGGTTTGCAAAGATTATGAAAAAAGTGGTTATCTACATAAGAGTGAGCACAGCGCGTCAAGATCAGGAAGGGTATTCCATACCGATGCAGAAGGAGCGGCTCATTTCCTACTGTCGGGCCCAGGGATGGGTGGTTTCCGGTATGTACATTGACCCCGGGCATTCCGGTGCCACACTGGAGCGGCCGGGCATGGAGTCGCTGATCCAGGGTGTGAAGGCCGGGAAATACGATGTGGTGCTGGTGTATAAGCTCGACCGGCTCAGCCGATCCCAGAAGGACACGCTGTATCTGATCGAGGATATCTTCATGAAAAACGACGTTGCCTTTGTGTCGATGCAGGAGAGCTTCGATACGTCCACAGTGTTCGGGCTTGCCATGGTGGGCATCCTGAGCGTTTTCGGGCAGATGGAGCGCTCTACCATCGTGGAACGCACCCTGCTCGGGCGATCCGGCCGCGCAGAGGATGGTCTGTGGCACGGGGGTGGAACAGAGCCCATCGCATACAAGTACATCGATGGTGAGCTGGTGGTAGATCCGGTGGAGGCTCAGCAGGTTCGGGATGTGTATTCTATGTATGCTGATGGCTATTCTGTCACGGAGATCTCCCGGCGGATGGAAGGCCGCACGACAAAGCATGGTGACTGGTCCCACACCGGCACCGTCGGCAATGTCCTGGATAATCCGCTGTATGCCGGATACATCCACTTCGATGGTGTCCTGGAGCGGGGGCAGCATGAAGCCATCGTGCCGGAGGAGCTGAACCGGAAGGTCAAGTCCCGCCGGAAGCGACTGCGCCATGCAGAGGCATCCGGGGACAGCGATTATCTCCTGACTGGGATCGTTTACTGTGATTGCTGCAATGCCAGGTACTTCCCTAATAAGCGCCCGAACAAAAAGGTGGTGTATTCCTGCCACAGCCGCGCAAAGAAGGCCAAAAACATGGTGAAGGACCCTAATTGCAAGGCACCTCATATTCCCATGTCCACACTGGACACCATGGTGGAGGAGGAAGTCCTGCGTCTGATCCGGGAACCGGAGTTGGTGGAAGACGTTATAAAAAAAAGAGCCGCCAGCGATGGCAGCTCTGACAGCAGCAGGTCTGTTGAGGTCGAGCGATTGGATGCGGAAATAAATAAGCTCATGGATCTGCTGCAGTACGACCAGCTGACGTCCGTGGGGGAGATAGCAGAAAGAATCGATAAAGCGCACGCTGAACGTATGCGCATCATGCCGAAGTCTCAGGCGGATGCACCGAGGTATTTTGATGTTAGCGGATTCAAAACGGTACTTCGGGATGCGGCATTTTCTTGGGAGGCAGCCAATCTGCGCGGTAGGAGATCTTTTCTTTTCCAGCTAATCGACGGAGTGTATATCAACGCTGAGGGAGAGCTGCGCATTGAGTGGTCGCTGTAGCGGGGGATTATATTACTGAAAATTATCATATATGACAATAATACAACAAAGCGTACACCTGTTCCATGGTATATCTTGGAGCGAAAAAACGAAAAAACAGCCACGGGACGGCATCCTGTGGCTGTTTGACATTTTATTCTATTGACATTTTTGTGACTATTCTGTGTCAGAATTTTGACAGGTTACAGACCGAGTTCCTTCATCTTCTTTACGATAAAATCGCTGAAAGCCTGCGTAGCGTACCGGCGCTGATCGCCGCGCTTGACGCACAGGGCCTTGAAGGCTTCCGCCACCTCGTTGTCAACGTAGATGGTGAACTTTGTAGTGCCTTCCAGGAAGGACGGCTCCTTCTCCATGTCCAGGTTCGCCTTCAGCTTATCGGCGATTGCAGCGAAGTCCGGATCTCCGGCCTCCTCGTGGGTCAACTGCTCTACCAGGTTGGCATTGGCATCCGCGATGGTGTTGCCCTTTGCAGCAGCTTCCTCCTGCTCTCGCTTCAGTCGCTCAATGCGATCCCGTGCGGAATTATGTTTGCTCATGGTGTTTCTCCTTTCTTACTCGTTGCAGTATTTCCTCAGTCAGATCCAGATAGTCTTCCATGGCCGGTGCCACGATGTCTACCCCTTCTGACGACATTTCTTTGATTTTCACACGGCGATGGATCTCCGTCTTGAAGATCAGGTCGCCGTATGCTTCACGGATCCCCTCGGATATCTCCCGCTCATATTTTGTCGGCCGGCCGTCTCGCATGGTCAGGAAGATCCCGCCGACTTCGGCTCTTGTGAACCGCTTCTCCCTGGCATCGTTCACGAACTTGATGAACCGCACCATGGCATCCATAGCAAAGTCCCCGGTGTCCAGAGGTATAAAGATATGATCGGCATACACGATGGCATTTATCATGTGGTCGCCCAGTGATGGTCCCACGTCCACGAAAACAAAATCATAGCCGGACTCCACAGGAGCCAGCAGACGCTGCAGCACCGCATACGGGTGCTTGACATCGTTCGTATAGATGTGCTGGGAAAATAACGCCAGCTTGTCCTCCGCCGGAATCAGATCCAGACCTTCCTTGACATTCACGATATATGGCGTGACGGCTCTTTCTTTGATGGCCTCCATGATCGTGCGGCCTGAGTATTTGTAAATACTCTCCTTTGTCAGCATCTTCGTCGCATTGCCCTGCGAGTCGAAGTCTACGACCAGCACCTTGTATCCGGCAGCAGCCATGATCTCCGCCACTGCTACCGTGCTCGATGTCTTACCGACACCGCCTTTTTGAAGCGCAAATATAATGCGTTGCGGCATTTTCCCCATCCCCTTCCATTCCGTGGTTATTCTGTTTTCATGCTGTAATTTTACTGTTAAATTCTGTGTTTGTCAACGCAAAAAAAGGGAGACGATTTTTCGTCTCCCTTTCGGTGTTATGTGTTCTATAACATAGAACAGTATCAGAAGGGCAGTTCTCCTTCATCCTCCAGCATGGCATAGTCACCAGCCGGTGCTGCGGGAGATGCGTAGCCGCCACCATAGCCGCCGTACTGTCCGCCGGTGCCGTAGTTTCCGGCAGGTGCGCTATAACCGGTAGACGGTGCAGAGTAGCCACCAGCAGGTGCAGAGTAGCCGCCCTGGTTGCCTTGGTTGTCGTCGTGCTTACTGTCACCGAAGTAGCAGTGTTCTGCGACGACCTCAGCGGTGCGGCGCTTGTTGCCGTCCTTATCATTCCAGCTGCGGATCTGAAGGCGGCCATCGACGACGATCATGCGGCCCTTGGTGAAATACTTGGACACAAACTCGCCGGTATTACGCCATGCCACGCAGTCGATGAAGTCGGTTTCCTTCTGGCCGTCCTGTCCGCCGAAGTCCCGGTCAACGGCCACGGTGAAGCTGGCCACGGCGACTCCGGATCCAGTGCGGCGCAGCTCCGGGTCCCTTGTCAGGCGACCCATGATGGTAATGTGATTGAGCATAGGGGTTTTCCTCCTGTATGTAATATTATGGGTGTTGCAGATTCGCTCTCAGACGAATCGAAAAGCACTTTTGATGGGTAGTCGGTCACTCGATGCGTCTCAGCGGCAGAAGTACATACCGTCAGAATAGGCCACGATCTCGCCCATGATGTACTCGCTCTGGAAGATGACATCCTCCGGCAAGCTGCGCTCGCCCAGCAGGATCCGCTCGGCGATGGCATATGCCCGCTCGACGGCATGGGCCTCGGTCTGATGGCTTGCCCGGGCAGGCCAGACAATGCCGGTCCAGTGCAGCTCTCCGTATGCGCGCTCCTCCGTGACCACGTCGTACATGGTGTCAGGGAATCGGGGATCTGCGATGCGGTTCATCACGACGGTACCGACCATCAGGCGGGTATCATCGGAGCACCAGTCGGCTCCGGCTTCCTGGTAAATGACCAGGGCCAGCATCTCCAGTTCCTCGGCGGTGTATGTAGTTTCAGGCTCTGTGGGCGGCTCTGTAGCCTCTTCTGTGGGTGGCGTGATTTCTTCCATGGGATTGCTGATCGTCGGCTCTGGTGCCGGCTCAGCTTTCAGGGGGATAATTGCAGGGGTTTGCGCCTGGGCAATGTAGATGGGTTGCTTCTGAACCGGCTCCTCCGGCTCATGCTGCTCCATTTGGATGCGTGCCTCCATGACGTTGCACCAGAGTGCAAACACCATAATCAGGATGACAAGCAGGAGCAGACGCACCCAGGCAAAACAGTCATGGTGCATAGGTTCTCCTTTCGGTGTGGAAAAATCTGTTAGGAATGTGGAGAACTGTCCTTGGTGGCCCGGTTCTCCACAGTTATCAACAGGATATTCACATACCCCTTCCTAGTGGGGTTTTCGATTTGGTTGTTTTGGGTTGTTTATGGGTTCTGTAAGGGCTCTTTCCGGAGACCATCCGAGTTTATTTATTCTGGAATAAATAGCCACTTCATTTATTCCAGTTTCTTCGGCCCATTGTTTGATGGTTTGTGTCCTTCCTTGGTGGGTAAGGTAGTGGTTGTTTCTTCTATTGTTTTGTTGTACTTTTTGAGTTACCCAACAGCAATTTGAAGGGCAGTAATCTCCGTTGACGTCTTTCCTCTCAATGGTTAAGTCGTCCCGGTATCCATTAGCAAGAGCCCAATCCCGGAAAGCCTCGAAGCTGTCCAGCCACTCAGGGCATACCTTAATGCCCCGGCCGCCGTAGTCAGGATATCGATGGTTTTTCTTATTGGTGCAGCGACCTTTCATACTGATCCATTCCGTATAGAGCCTTGTTTTGTAGCATCCGTGCGTAGACCAGTTGCTCTTGTATGCGTTCTCCATGTGAAGGCATCCGCAACTGACGGTAGCTCCGCTTCTTAGATGGCACCCTTGTACTACCTTCTCATTTCCGCAGTCACACCTGCACAGCCAGTAAGCAGCATTTTTACGTGAATCGTCACGCCTAATTACAGAGAGACGACCAAATCGTTGTCCTGTTAAATCGATCATGGGCTTTGACATACAAACCTCAATAAAAAAACCGCAAAGGTACTTGTATGGTGCGAGCATACTTTCCCCCTGCGGATTTTAACAAATATAAAATTCGTCAAATGTCTCGCACACACTTAACGTGATTATTATATCAGAATAGAATGAAAAAGTCAATAATGTTCAGAATATTCTGTGGAATTGGTTATTATAAGAACATTCTATGGCTTGGCAAGTGGCGAGTCAATGGCAGAATTTTTCGTCAGAAGCTCCGGGTTGTCGTGGATGTTGCCGATGACCTCCTCGATAAATACCCCATAGGCCCAGTTGCCATCGAACAATAGATTGTTTCCCTCCCTTTTAAGGTAGAAGTAACAAAACTTCGGGTGATATGCAACAACATATACTTCCGTATATTTGCGGACCTCACTGCCGGTGTTCTGTATAACCTTCGCTTTGACAATATCGCCCTCGAAGATCTTCACACCATTCCTGGCAGTCTTTCCGGTAAACTGGCCTACTGTTTCAGGATCTACCTCGATGCCGCTGACACCGTTTGTGTTGGTCATTTCAGAAAAACCAGCATAGTTTAATACATCGGTCAGCAGACCAAAGACCCAGTCACCGTTCTTGTAGTTTGTTCTGTACGGACGCCCTTCGATTCTGTTTGTTGCCTTGCCACGGAATAAAATCTCACGCATGGTCAGTCCTCCCGTTTCTATATAATCCAAAAGGTTGCTACTGGCACAAGTTCTTCATGCCATCTGATAAATTCATCCCACGCTGCAAGGATTGTTTCATAGAAACGGATAGTTCCTTGTACAGTGCCCCAGCCATTGCTTGCTTCGTATGGTTTGTACTTCTGCGGATTTCTTCTCAACTCCCGTAAGCCCTGTTCGATTTTGGGAATCACATCAACGCAACGGCCGTTGTTTGCTTCGTTGACCCACGGCAAACCAGTAGACAGTTCAATAATCTTTCTGACATTCCATGTGATATTTGCATCACAGGTACCGACATCAACGTATTTGTCCACGCCCTCGACCTTTACTCGGAACGAAATATCATAACTCAATGGTTAGTTCACCTCCTTGCTTCGCATCATATCGGCCAGACAGTCAAAGAGAACACCGATTATCAGACCGAAATCGACGGTTTCACGGCATTCGTCCACGATGTCGCAATAGGCCAGCTTGCTCTCACACATTGCCGCGAGCTGGCTTTTAAGTTCTTCCATGGTCAGTCCTCCTCAAGACACAGCTCAGACACATGGAACAGGTAGCCCAGGCCATCGATCTTACCGTAAAGGACTTCGTTATCGGTAGGAACGCAACCTCGCAGTCCGGTGCGGATGCCATAGAACATGGCAGCGGGGTTGCCGTTTGCAACCATCCAGGAGCGGCCGTACACATTTTCCCACCAGTCCTCGACCCGGAATACCTGGTTTCCGAGGTCTCTGCCGCTCATGGGATCCTTGCCGACATCAGGGCGGGTTTTCACATCGCAACCGGCATAGGGGCTTCTTTCTCTGGGCTTATTCATGATTTAATCTCCTTCTTCGTGATCCGCTTCCCGTGGAGCTTGATGGTGTGCCCGCTCTCCAGGAGGCTCTGTTCGGTTTTCTTATCGTGCCGGCAATCCGCCGGGGCATACAGCACCTGCGCTCCGGTGCTGTCGTAGACTCGGTAGGGGTACTTATCGTCCATGGCGCACCACCTTCCACAAATACTTCACGATGTACCAGAGGGCCACGTATTTGTTGAGCAGCCTCGTCTTGGATACATGGACTCTAAACATATATACCCGGCATAAAGTCGCGGGATCGTCCATGAAGCGCATTTCTACACGTTCACCCATTGTTAGACTCTCCTTTGCACATTTGAAGGTTCGTCGCATATCCTACCACCTTCTGATTTTCAATCACAGTAAAGTAGCAAACGAACTCTTTCCATGAGCACAACCGCTTTCGGTAGAACCACCGTTCCACTTCGTCGTCAACGCTCGTTCCTTTGATGACAAAGTATTTGAACCGCCGGGGAAGGTTTCTGATGTCCTCCGCAACCTTGTGGAACCGCTCAATGATATGGTCGCTTTCTTGATATTCCGGGTTACCGACAATGTTGTTTTCAACAAACTTGTCGATGCACTCGGCAACGAAGTCCTTGTCTTTTGCATCGAACACGCCGAGCTGCGACAGATCCCACAAAACTCGGTCAGGTTGGATGCCGCTGTTATTGATCCGCTCGTTCAGCATCCGCCATTTTTTATCTGCGGTCGCACTGTCACAAATCCCGACCCAGGACATATAGTTCGTCCATACACGGCCATAGCCAGTTCGTTCTTCCGGCTTGATATACTTGCACAGAAGAACATTCCATGTAATTGGGCAGAACAGCCAACTGTTGTGATATTCAGTAAGCCGCTTTCCGCTCCAATTTTTGTCGATGCCCCATAAACTTGAATAACTCATACTTCCTCCTTCGCCCGCTTTTTGGCTTCCTGCTCATTCAGCCAGTCGCAGTACCGCTGGCAATCCTCCTCAGTAAGAAAGACCGCTCGGTATTGATTTCCGACTTTCTCACATGCGAAGCCGGATTCGTAAACATCCGAAGTCGCCTCATATCTGTCGTATTCGTCCCGGTCACTTCTTTCGACGGTATAGTACCTATTAAGACGGTCGAAATCAACATCAGATCGAAAGTCCCTCTTTCGGACATAGATTTTTGAAAGAATGGCTTCTTTCGGGAAGTACCGGGTTTTGTACCTTGCGCAATTACACATTTCCTTGCACTTATTGCCCTGCGGAGACAAAAAGTGAAGATATCTGTGCTCGTCACATTTGTCGCATTTTGGCTCCATCTCGTTCTCATAGCCGACCTTCCAGCCCACCGTCAGGAAGTCGCCCAGGAGCTGATGGAGCCTTGCTTTCTTCCACTTCTCCTCAGCCATCCGGGCCTCTCTCTGCGCTGCTGCAACCTTGGCTTCGCAATCTCGGATGACGGCGGCCTTCTGATCCCGGAACTCCCGCAGGGCGGCGTTCTCCTTTTCAAGAGCATCCATCCGCTGCAAGAATTCCTCTTTGACGGACTTTATCAGGCTTGCCTTGAACTCCTCGACCTGCTGGTCAAATTCGCTGGGTTCGTAGTAAAAATCATCTTCGTAGTACATGGTCAGTCCTCCTTCGATGGCATCTGGAGCCATTCTTTCAGTGTGCAGCCGCTGGAACTTCCAAAGGTGCAGCCGGAACAATTCATCAGGCCGCACAGGAAATTCCGCAGCTCGTCGTCGTTCATGGCGCGGATCCGGTCGGCGATGGTGAAGACCTTGTTCTCGCAGTCCTTATCGTATCGGCACTTGCCGTCGGTGAAACAGCCCTTTGAGCCGAGCTTACACGTTGCCTCCATCATTCATCCTCCTTCGGCGGCTTCGGCATAGGCTGCCAGTGGGTGACCAGCCACGCATCGTCGTTTTCGTCAATAAAGTCGCCTTCATTGTCGTAGTACAGCGTGGTTGCCTCCTTGGCTCCTTTAATCATGACCAGAACTTCCATGTTGTCCTGGTCATATTTCTTCTGGTACTCCAAGAGCTCCTTGTCCGGCAGCCGCTCCGTTACCGGGATCCACCGCTGCACCGTCACACCGTTGGCAATCAGGATGTCAACACATTCTGCTACGCCCTTTCGCAGATAACGCAGTTGTTCAACCTCGCAATACAGCTCAATCAGCTTTGCTCTGATATCCATGGTCAGTCCTCCGGAATCATTCGTAAAATATCATCGTAGCTTTCATCTACCGTCCATTCCTCTTGGTCGCCGACCATCCATACTTTGGATCTACCTGTACCCGGTGTCCTTTCTCCTTCCGGTATGACGATGGGAGCTACGACATTGATGTTAGCCACATTAAAGGCTCTGGGACTCCCGCGAAAGTGCAGCTCAATCAACTTCATAATCAATCCCCCTGCTGTGCCAGGTAGAAGGCATCCAGGCCCTTGCTCATTTCCTGAATGACAGCTTCGGGATCCTCGCCGTTCAGGATCTTCTCCATAGCGCGGGAGCCCAGCCGGACCTTGATGGGGTTCTCGGTGGCGATCCACCGCTCAGCTTCCAGATAGGCGGCAGCTCTGGGGAACGCGGCCCGCATTTCATCGAGATCCCTGAGATGGTCTCTGGTCTTGTCGAGATCACCCACGACATATTTGGTGGCATCGATGGCGGCCCGGATCTCAGCCAGCCCCTCGATAGCGGCGACCTTCGCCTTTCGCACCTCGACCTGATCGACGGTCATATAAACGAACTTGTCTTCCATACTGTTTTCCTCCTGTTTTGTTTCTGTGTTTTTGCTGTGGTTATACTGCAATTATACCAGAAAAATGGAAGAAATCAATCTGGCATACTGCACAAAAAAGGACCGAAGCATTTAGCTCCGGTCCGTTGTTCCCTTTATTCGTTTTCGCCTGCTCTGCGGTTCCACATTTTGGCTACCTGGTGGCGTTCCTGTGCATAGCCGGGATCGATGCTGGCCACACACTTGGTACACATCACCATCCAGCGAAGGCCCGCCGTGTGCTTGTATTGCATATACATGATCTCCTCGTTACCGCAGAAGGGACAGGGCTTCAATGCCAGGTTGTCTGTGGGTTGCGGCTTCCAGATCTGAACTATATCTTCCATAGTGTTCTCCTTTCATGTGGGGCCGGTTGCCCGGCCCTGGTGGTTTAGATTTCCTTGTAGGCGCCGGTGGTGACACCCAGGTGGATCTCGGTGACCATGTCGTAGACGCGGATCGCGCTGGCTGTGAAGACGCCCTGCTCATTCCTGGTGTACTCGACGACGTACATGGCGTAGATGCCGTTGCCCTTCAGGATCCGGGCCTTCTTCTCGCCTAAGTCGTGCTCGGTAATGAAACGGTAGCCGCTCCGGAGCAGGCTGCGGGCGCTCTTTGCAACTTCTTCTCTGGTCATAGAGTTCTCCTTTCAGGTGGGGGCCGGTTATCCGGCCCGCTTTGCTGCTTCTTCTGCGAGGATGTCGAAAAGTTCATCCGGCAGGTCATACTCGAATGCTTCCGGATCCTTTCTGACCTCCGGGAATCCGTCTGCTGTGCCGACGTATTCGGAGAAGACTTTGCGTTCGTCAATGTCTACGATGACAGACGCTTTGGTTTTCGTCGTGTTCTGCAGGGCCCAGAGCTGGATCAGGCCGCGCCCAATAGCGGTCATTGTGGTATCGACCTTTCCGGTCTTCTTGCTGAATCGAATCAGCCCGTAATTGTGAAGATCACTCATTTTGTTTTCCTCCCTTAATACTCGCTCGGTAGCAGGATAGTCGTTGCGGAGCGGTCCCATTCTGTGATGATCCAGAACTTGATGCCGTTGCGGTCGTGGTAGGCCGACATGATGCGTCCGTCTCCAAGTACGATTGATTCATCATTCAGCATCTTGTCTTCCTCGCACACATCGCCGAAGTCGCCGCCTGCGTGACGGACCAGGCAGGAAGCCACGTCCTTGAGTTCCAGATCGTCACGAGCTCCCGGTGTGATAAGGACCTGGCCTAGCTCGAATTTTTGCGGTAAAGTTTGTGAAATGAACATTCTGTTTTCCCCCTGTTGTTTTGCTGTGTTCTTTCTGTGTTTCTACTGTCATTATACCAGAAATCAGGAATAAGTCAACACAGCAAAATAAACAAAAAACCGGCCCCCGTTCTGGGAGCCGGTTTTCGGTATTTTCAATTATTCAGCAGGCTTCTCATAGGTCAGCGCACGCTGGCTGTCGCCGATGCCTTTGGTAGTGGGATCGGTGATGGCATTGAACACGCTGACGGCCACGGCCAGGCAGACCACGGGATTCTGGACGGCCTGAACGAACAGGTCGCCGATGGCTGCCCAGGTGGTCATGTCTTCCCAGTTCATACCGAAGTATGCCAGGATGGGGCCGAAGATGGATACGATGATCTGTGCGACGAAGAGGATGTTTTCTTTGCGGACTTTCCAGTTGATTTTCATATGGGATACCTCCTTACAAAAAACTGTGCTCCTTCAAGCACTTATGATACGTTTCCTTGATGTGTTCTGCTGTGATGTGCATCTGATCGTTCTCGAACTTCGGGTGCTCGTCACAGTATTTCTCATATTCGGTGATGTCCCGGAGGACATCATCGAAATGCTCTTTTGTATGGCGGACATCGTGGATCAGCTCGTCGCCGAACCGGAGGACGCGGGTGCGAGCGTCTTTCGCTCGTTGCAGCTGCTCCTCCTGGGCCATCTTTTCGACTTTCTGTTCCAGGCTGTCCACCTTTTCCATGAGTTCACCGTTGATGGCTCTGCCGATAGCTTTGGCCAGCTTTGTCAGCGGCTTCATGGTTTTGGATGTCTTCTCTACGAAGGCAGCAGCTCCCGCAACGATGAGCGCGATGTAGCGCACGAGCTCTCCTATCGATAGTTCAGATATTGCTTCAAGTAATTGCAATGATTTCACGCTCCATTCGTTGTGGGCTTTATGATGGGTTATGTGAAGGATTCGCCGGTGATTTCCTTACCGACTTAGAAGCAGAATGCGAAGGATACGCCATGAGCATACGAAGCGTAGCTGGCGGCCGCATGATCGTTGATGGCATAGCCGAACTTGCTAGTAGAGGCGGAATCCGGGGTTCGCATCCACCACGCTTGCTCGATGAAACCATCATCCTTTCTCGTGCTTGCGCCGTTCGCATAGTATTCGTACTGTGTGCCTTCAGCGACTTTCGTGACGTTGGTTGTGTTGAAAACTTCCGTCTCGGAAAGCAGGAACAGTTTGTCCGTTGAGGTTTCAAGGGTAGAGCCGCCGCTGGTTCCACCTTTGTTCGTGACCTTTGTGACTTCCCTGATGCCTGCCTGCACCTCTGTCGGCATCGTCAGCAAAATTGCAGGAAGCTGAGCTTTTCTCATATTACAATTAGCCCAGCCGCCGGAATTCGTATCCGTTGAGTTCATGGCAAGTACGTTGCATAGGTGATATAACTGGAATGTCAACGGTGCCTTTCCGGAACCATCGGCATAATCGTCATGATCCTTGCCGATGATGTTGACGGTATATTCCCACCCGTCGATGGTTATCTCCTTCTCATCGCCGACAGCCCAGGTTTCGGGGACTGCGCCCAGCTGGCACGCCAGCGCAATGTTTTCCCAGGAGTTATTTGCAAAAACCGGGTCAGCTTCAAATGCAGTCCAGCACAGCCGAGCCACACCGTTTTCGTCCCCGATGTAGCCCTTCTTGCCTTTCCGTGCTTTGCCATCGATGCCGATGAATACGCCTTTCGCCTTCCGCGCCTTGCCATCAGAACCGATATAAAAACCAGTTGACATATCAGCGCACCTCACTCATACACGATATACAGCTTTCCTGTTGCAAGGGCGCTGACTCCTGCTTCGAGGTCCGCGGTCCCGTAGGTAATAGCAGGTTCAGGGTCTTCTGCCAACTGTTTGTGGTACTCGTACCAGCAACCATCTGTGTGCTTGCCGTCGGTCGGGTAGGTTCCTTTGTTCTTATCTGCGACGTAAACGAATTCAATATTTGCGACCGTTACAGATTTTACTCCAATCACTTGCAGGTAGTATGTGCCACCTACAACATAATTGGTTGCGGTACTAGTGGCTAACGTATCAGGTACAAGGTATATATTTCCGTCATATCCTTTTACATACTTACCAGCAAGGACCCTGATTTCGGTTTCGTCGGAGCTATTATTTTCAAACCCGGTCAGAACACTGGGATCAATTAAGGAGACCACACCATCGGAAACATCGACTGTAGAGGAATAATAGATGTCATTATAAACACCATTAGAGTTTTTGATTGCAATAAGGGTACTCTTAGCACCGCCCAGTTCATATTGGTCGGGGTCTTCACTATATTTGCGCCACACGTGCATATTCGGAAGATCTACCAGAGAAACCGCACCGGCGATTTTAGATACATCGTGAGTATGACCAGAGGTCGCAAAGTCAGAAGCGTGCTTGCCATCCACGGTATCTGCGTTGCCACCGTTGGCAGGCAGGGTGCTGGGGATGGTAGGCTTATTGCTCAGGTCATTGTAGCTGCCGGATGTGGCAACCTTTGCAAGGCCCAGCTGCGAGGCACTTACGTTGTGGGGATTGTTCTTGTTGGCGGTGTGAGCATCGACGACACTCTTCGCTTCTTTGTTGACATAGGCTTCCATGGCTGCCTGGGATACCGTATTGGACGGATCCACATTCACATTGACGCTGTCGGCCTGGTCGTACTTGATGTAGTAGTTCATCTCAGCATTGTAGCCGGGGAGAACCGCTTCGGACGGAATATTGATGCCGGATCCGCTGTCGATCTGCCAGATGGAGAACAGCAGCTCGCCCTCGTCAGGATCCTGTGCATAGATACCGACCTGCATGATGGTGTAACCGGATGCCACGCCGTCATTGGTGACAGACAGAACGAGAACGCACTTCCCGTCCTCCGGGTAGTTGATGCTCTTGATCGTCATGGTCTGTTTCAGGTTGGTGACGGCGGTCTGCTGCTGAAGGAGGGAGGCATCGACCGTTCCGGCACCGGTTTTCGCACTTGTGATCTCCAGGGTGTTTCCCTGGGTCAGCTTCGCCAGGAGTGCGAGTCCCTTATTGGTGATAACTGTAGCCAAATTAACTTACCTCCACATTGAATTTTTCGCTGTAGGTTACAGCCGCGCCTACGTTGATTTCCGCTGTGATGACTGTCGGAGCCATGATGCGGATCTCGTAGATCAGGTGGGCAGGCTTCAGCCGGTCCAGCACTGCGATTGCAGGACTCAGGTCATTCACCTGCTCGTAGAGAAGCACCTCGAAGGTGTTCTTTGCCACTCGCTCGTTGATGTCCACACGGATGCCGCCCAGGGTGCTGGAGACAGCAGCTGCCAGGACGGCAGGGTTGCAGGGGCCACGGGCCAGACGCTTCTGGACGATCCGTGCCCGCCTCTGCTCGATGGTCAGACTGCTGTCACGGGGGATTGCGTACTGGTCCTCCCAGTAGTCCAGCAGCAGGGCGGACGTGGCCGGGGTTGTTTCGTACATCAGATCGTCGCAGATCTTCCGCACCTCTCCCAGCACCTTGCCGATGGCCTGGACGATGTGAAGGGCCACATAGCTATCGCCATAAACAGGCGGGATGTAGTCAATGATCTCCTGCGCGGTCGGGTCAGTCAGGATGGAGCGCATCAGTTCCGTTGGATTTCTCATACGCTCACCTCTCAGACCGTTCCGGCAGTCAGAATCAGGTTATCCACGGATATGGTCGGGAGCTGGCTCTCCGAAATCTGGATGTTGGACGTGCCGTAGTTGACGCTGCCGCCGTTCTTGACGCCGAGCTGCAGGTCGGTGAAGTCGTCTACACCTGCTGTGGAAGCCAGCGCGGCCCACACGCGGGAGTATTTGATTTCTCCGTCGCCGAATGCCTCGGGAAGATACGTGGACAGGGCGGCCGCGTAGGCGGTCTTGACAGCCTCGATTGTCGCACCGCTCTTCAGCTTCACGGTAGCTCGGATAGCAATGGTCATCGTCGCAGGAGGATTCACGGACAGGAATGCACCAATCGGCGCACGGCGCTTATCAGGTGCATCGGGTCTCATGATATAGTTATACACCTCTTCACAGAGATTTGTGGTTGCGGGGTCGCCGTTTGCGTCGGTCAAAATGATCTGCACCAGTCCGGAGTCGTCCTGGGCAGGAATGATGGTAGCTTCACCGACACCGGGCACACTCTTGGCCCAGCGCTTATAGTCCGCAGGAGTACCGGCATAGGATTCGCCCTGGCTCTTATCGACTTCATCGATTCGCTCTTTCAGGGATTCATCGCTTTCCGCTTCGGTACCGCCGGTGATGGCTTCCTCGTTCGTTACGGCGGTGATGCCGGTGTTCTTACCGGCTACCATAATGATGGTGTTGGCGGCGGTGTTGCCGATGATTCCGGTCTGCGTACACTCGACTGCAATGGTCAGGCTTCCGCTTTCGGGGATTGTTGCCGGCTCTGTGGTTGCGTATTCCACAGAGGGCTCGTCATTGACTGCCGCTGTGGCAAACAGGCTGCCGGTAGGAACAGGAGTTCCCGCTTTTCCGGTAACGGTGATGGATCCGGATGCAGCGGTCGCAGATCGGGGTGTCAGGTTTCGGCTCTTGGCATGGCCCACCAGGACGGTACCGTAGGACCACTCCGGCAGAATCAGCTCGATAGTCCGCACCAGGTAGTATTCACACATTTCCGCCATGGCGATAGCCGTCGGTCTGGTCATGTTCCAGGCGTGGTTGCCGGCGCTGAGGTCGATGTCAGCGGGCATTTCCTTTGCTATCTTCTTGTGGATTTCATCCACACTGCAGTGCTGCAAAAAATCAGGAATGACGAATTCAGCCATTTACGATCCCCCCTTTGTCAGGTATGCTGTCAGGTCAATGGAAACATCTTCTATGCCATGGACGGTGGCGCTGACAATGACCATGTCCGGCTCTGTCCAGTCATAGGAGATGTCCTCTACGTATTTGGTTCTGCCATACGGATCCGCCAGAAGCGCTTCCGTGATTTCGCGGGACAGGATGCTTTCTGCCTCTGCCCGGGAAGTGGCCCGCATGGCTGCTGCGGTTTCAATGCCGAAGTCGGAGGGACAGGCCAGATGGGCATAGCGCTCCGTCTGGATGCAGATGATGCACCAGGACTTCCAGCTTTCGATGCCGTAGCTGTCCAGGAGCATGTTCTTGCCATCCCGTTTGAAGTCTCCGGTTTCATAATCGAAGGCCACGCCGTTTCGGTATCCGACTGGAGCGCCGCTTGTACGGTCCTCCTCTGTGATGACCGCGTCAGCGTAGCCTTCCGGGAACAGATTCGCCATGTTTTCTCCTCCTTAGCTGCTGACCACAATGGCGATGACCACCGGCTCGTTGCCGCACCACGCCACCAGAACCCGGTCACCGGCCTTCAGGGCGCGGAAGACATCAGGCAGCGCATGGTCGTGATCCCCGCCGCTGTGGCTGTGTGAGCCGCCGCTGTGGGAGTGATCGCCGCCGCTGTGGCTGTGGCTTCCTCCGCTGTGGGAGTGCGATTCGGAGCTGGTACGGTATGTATCGCTGGCCAGCATGATATTTATCATGTAGTCCCCCTTGGGGATGGGGGTGGGCAGGCTGTCCGTTGTGAGGGACAGGTTGCTGTTGATGGTACCGAGCTCGATGGTCATCGGTACCGCTGCGGCAGATGTAGTCTTCATTCGGCTGGCAAGGACATTGCCGAGCCGCTGCATATTATTCATTCCGGACTCCTTTCCCTTACGCTGCTTCCAAGTCCAGAACCATTTCCCGCTTCTTGCCGCCGATGGTGCGCTCGATGCCGTTCACGATGTAGTAACCGTTCATATTGCCAGCGTTGACGTAGACCTTGTCGCCCTTTCGGATCCAGGGAACGTCCGGTGCGGTCAGCTCGAATTCATCCTTCGGCTTACCGTCTGCGGCGATGATGCTGTTGGCTTCCTTCTTGGCGTCCTCCAGGCTGGTATTCTCGCTCCGGCTGATTGTTGTCTGAATGGTACCGTACTTTGCGGTATCACCGCTCACGGTCGCCTCGACGGGCTGACGGTCCTCTTTGTCGGCCTTGCCAAGGATGTTG